GACGAGCCTTATTTCGCATTGCTCGTTCTTTACCACGTTTATCGCCATTCTCTTTCTCCCAAGCTCGTTCTTTTTTATAATCTCGTTTTCCATTCTTCATGAAGGGCATTACCTTCTCCTTCGCCATAATCTGTAAATAAATTTAACACAACAAGGATTCCCACAACTGATAGAAAGGGATTCGATTTGAGCAATTTTTGCTAGAAAAGAAACACCTTGTGGGTGATTCCAAATGGCAGCTTCAATTGCAGCAATATCGGCAGCATTTAACACGTAATCCTCGTAATAATCTCATCTAACTTGGTATGAGCAGAAACGGCATCAGCATGTGCCCAGACTGCTGCAGCAATATTGTCCAAGTCCTGCTGACTGAGAGTTCCTGGGACATAGAGAGTAATAGACTGTGCTGTGTTAGTCTCAGTCGCAGTATTAACAGTAATGATGACGCCACCAGGAACCGGCGTGATAGCCTGTACCGTTGCAGTTTCGGTGGCTGCCCCAATAGTAACAACTGTTGCCCCAGCAGAATAGGTAATCGGCTGGGCAGCATCAGTTTCAGAAGCCGCACCAATTCCGATGGTGACTGTCCCAAGGATGGGAGTAATTGCTTGTGCAACATCACTTTCCGTAGCTGGCAGGATGGCCGTTGTTCCAGCCGTTACGGGCGTAATACTTTGGGCCGAGTCAGTCTCACTTGCCGCTCCAATGGCCGCAAGGAATGTCGTGCTGACTGCTATCGCTTGTGCGGCTTCTGCCTCACTGGCATGGGTGACGGAGATTGTCTGCGGACTTGCTCCCGCCGAAACCGGCCCGCCCGACCCCAGCGGCGCGGAACCTAATGGCCTAAAGCCCAGGGCCATCGCTTACTCCCGCTTACCTTGTCGGGCCTGCGAGGCCATGGCTGCTTGCTGCTGGATGTCCTCTTGCGTGTAATCCATGTGTTACCCCGGCCAGCCCGTCAGGATGTCGATGCTCTCCGGGTCCGTACTCGCCAGCACAGCAGCCTTGAGTCCACGAGCGTACATGTGCAGGGCCAGCCCATAGGTGCCCAGCGCCTGCATCATGCCCAGCACGCCCATGGCGTCCAGTGTGAGGATGGAGTTATCGGCACAGGACCATTGCACCTCATATGGCACGGCGGCGGCCAGGGCCATCTGAGCGGTGTTGGTGGCCACGGTGATGCGCTGCACACTCACGGGGTCGGAGTCGATCTGCTTGCCGAGGTAGGGGAAACTGGTCTGCTCGCGGCGGTTGCGCTCGGCGTTGATCTGCTCGATTACAGCTACGCGACGATTGTCTAGCGTTTCCTGTGCATTGGGCGCTCGAATTGTCTGGAGCGCATCGCTCCAAACTCCATCAATAGGTGGGCAGGCCTCTGCATACACTTCGCCGGGAAGCACGTCTCCAGGGCCTGAAATTCTGCGCCAAGAGGTCGTACCTACAGTGATTGCATAACTCATAGCGGAATCCTTTGTCCTGCGCTTTCAATCTCTGCCGTGGGCGTGCCAGCGTTTGTCTGTACTGCATAATAGGCAGTATTAGCTGTACTTATCGGAATCCATGTACGTCCAAAAAAGGTTTTGGAACTACTACCCGGATTGTATGCGCGAACGGTGTATCTAGAACAAAACGACCCTACGTTGCCACTAGAAGTCCATGACTTGTCCGATATACCCAGGATTCCGTCGGTATTAACCGCGCCAGAAACGATTTTAGCTGAGCACCACCAATGTGATGCGTGTGTGGCGATATTCGAGATCGTGAAAGACGTTGCTGTGGTCGCCGCCCCACCGAGGACCATTGTCATTCCACCCACTAGTTTGTACTGGTTTGACGCGTCCACATACTCAGTATCGAAGAAAATTTCGGCATCATCGCCGCGCCAGACAGCCGTAAATGGAACAATACGATACGTCGGCGTAGTCGTTGCCCAGACATAGCCTGCCCATACACATCGACGCGTTGAGTCTGATGTCTTCCTCCAGTATCTATTTGCGCTGTCCCACTCTGGAGCCGTTGTGCTAACTTCTAGCGCTGGAGTGCCGCTGTTGCTGTAGAGATAGCCATACACAACCCCATCAGCAGCAAGCGGAGCAACACCTGAAGTACCGCTCCATGTAATATCAGAGGACCATTCCAGCAACTCGCTATTGACGATAACCTGGCCGCCTCCATTTATTTTTATGCTTGTTGGGCTGACGTAGGTGACATATCTAGAAGACTCGAAATGGATATGGCGTCGTGCCGTCACATAGGCGTTTTTGGCGTCATCAGACAGCCAATCCATCGCCACCGTTACCGTCCCGGAAAAGCTCTCCGCCGCACCACCATTGGAGCTGGAGTAGATCGTGGTCCGGGCCAGGGTCTTGGCGGTTTCGTTCCATGTGCCAAGGCCCGTTTCCACGTTGCCGCTGGCATCCTTGGCCGTATAAGTGCAGGTCTGGCCGGTGGTGGTCAGGCGAGAGTCAAACGTGAACCGCCCTGTCAACGCGCCAGAAGAAGAAAAGTCGAATGCAGCCGACCCCGCAGGGGCTGGGCACTCCTGCTCTACTAGGTCGAAGTATTCCATCAGGTTTAGCTCGCCTGATAAACGCCGTTAGCGCCAACGTCAGCAGTAATATCACCACCGTTGGGGGTCACAGCAAAATCGTGGCAGGTTAGCGGAATGATGTTGGCATCGGTGCCTGCGGTGGTGTCACCATCATAACAAAGAATCAAGTCAGTCCAGTTGTCTCCGGCACCCACGCTACTCCAAGTCTGGTCAGCAATCGTGACCTGCATCAAGTCATTAGTATCGTCAGGTGTGACGGCAGCAATGTCCGTATCTGTTAGCACCTTGCGGGCGTAGTTGGCGTTGGTCGCCTCTGCTACATTGGCATCTCCCAATAGGTCAGAGAGGGTATCATAGTCTTTCATAGTTGCATCGGTAGCAGTAGCTACTACAGCCACGACTACGATGGCACTATTCGTAGGGTCATTCTGATCCACACGATTGAAGAATTCAGCCACGCGGCCTTTTGCTACGTTAAATACAAAATTTGCCATATCTTACCCTTTGAATTTAGCTAGAACAGATTCAATCTGAGCTAGTTGGTCTTCTTTTTCAGCCAGCATAGTAGAAGCCTCTACGATTTGAGATTGAATAAGTTGTTCTTTCTCTTCTAGAGCTTTTACTTTTAGCTTGGCTTTTTCTTCCAGAGAAGAGGCTTTTTGTTTGGCTTCTTGAATCATATCATTAACTTGAACCAGAACCATAGCCTTACGTTCTTCAAGAGCAGTCAGAGCTTTAGCTGCTTCTTCGGCAGCTTCTTTCTGCATAACTTCCATGTTCTCTTTAGAAGTAAGAGTTTCAAATTCAAGAGAACTGACTTCTTGTAGTAGTTTTTGTTTTTGTTTTGCTAGTTCTTCTACACCTTGTTCCAGAGAAGCAAGGGAATCTACCAGCTCTTGTGCTTCTTTGAATTGCACGAATACTTTAGCCATCCGGCTTAGTTCATCAGAAAGTAGTTTGTACTTAGCCATTATACCACCTTTACGCCCATAATTACAGTTAGATCAGTAGTGCCGTCACCACCAGTTACCTTGGGACGAATCCAAAGAACCATCTCAAGAATAGCTTCTAGTCGAGAAGTAACAAAAGAAAGATTGTTACCGTGAGGGTCTACCAGAGTGAAGTAATTGATACCATCATTAGACCCCTCGATAGTTACTGTAGCACCCCCAAATGTACCAGTTACTTGAACTGAACGATCTGAGTATTGGGCCATTGGTAGAGCTAGACCTACCTCATCAAGAGGCATGTTAGCCCAGGTTACCTGCTGAACAGTACGCATACCGAAAGCAGGAGAATTTTGTACATATTCAACAGTCATTGTTTATCTCCGTTAATTAACTTAAGACCAATTCGTTCAAAGTCTTCCTCGAATTCCTTGGCGATTGCTGCTTGTTGTTTTCGTTCTCGTTCAACCTCAGCTTTTGAAGGACGACCACGAATTCCTTTGTATCCTTTATCCGCCAGATACTTCGCTGCTGCTACACCCTTTGCACC